GTTTAATAGGTCATATACAAATACATGATGAATTAGACTTTTCTATAGAATCAGAAAGTCAAGCAAAAAAAATAAAAGATATTATGGAAAATGCGGTTGACTTAGAAGTGCCAAATAAAGTAGACTATGAGTCTGGTCCTAATTGGGGAGAAATAAAATAATGTACTATGGCTTATTTAAATGCTAACATACCGCCGATTTATTGTAAAATACGGAAGGAGTATCTTTATGATCTTAAAGAACATCATGGCGAAAGTGAAGACTGTGTGGTCTTCGGTTTGGTCTCTATTTCAGGGCGTGCCCTCTTATTTAACATCATGCTACCTAATGGTGCGTGCTTTTGGCGTTTGCCTATCTCAGCGTTTTTCCAAAAACAATATGACAGAACCGATGTGCCGGATATGCAGACGAACGAGTTGGAACTGTGGAACTGTTTTAGCTACTATCCTAGTGTGCATTGCTTTGATTGGTTGGCTGGTATAGACGGTAAATATCTAGGTAAAGATAAAAAATTTTACAAAGGTCAATACTTATTTACGGTTGACTGGGCTCATCCAGAGACTAATATATTAAACACGGAACATTCAGAGATTCCGCAAGAACACAAGTGTGCACATATTATGGCACTTGAAAACGGCAATTATGCTGCGCAGCCAAATAACAGAATCATTTGGCATGTTAATAGTTACACAACTGATAATGCATGGCCTGACTATAAAGTACAAAATACTTATTGGGACGTGGAAGGATCAGATTGGGTAACAGAAGATTCTGATAAAATGTTTTATGATATTGAGGACAAAAAATGAGTTTAAATAAAAAATATTGCAATATATGTAATCATGAATGTCACTGTGTTGGACATGGTTATTATGTTAGTGGTAACAAATGTGATGTATGTATTTGTGATAAGTGTGATTGCGGCGAAAGAATATTTGGAGCTGCAGTAAAAAAATCTTGGTGGCAAAAAATTAAAGATTGGTTGTTTTAATGGAGATAGCCAGGATGAATTATTATTTTACAGGTTTATTAATTATATTATTTGTATTATTAGCTTTTTTTGGAGGACCAGCGCAATGAAAAAATGTAAACAATGTGAGAAAGAATTTGAACCAAAAGACGAACTAGATATGTTTTGTGGACAAGAATGTAAAGAAGAAGCATTAGCAAAATTAGATTCAGATTCTGATGAGTGTCTATCATGTCAGTAAAAATTTCAGAAAACACAAATATTGGTCTTCCATTACGAAATTTAATTTCGTTGGTGGCAGCCGTAGCTGTTGGAGCATGGTTTGCATTTGGTGTGATTGAAAGATTAAATAGATTAGAGACTAAGAATCAATTATTTGAAAAAGATTTATTAGAAGCATCAGTTCAAAAACCAATTGACCAAGAACAATTTATGATCCTGGAATGGCAAGCAACTCAAATAGAGAAGATGCAAAAACAATTAGAAGACAATGTACACACAGGTGTAATGTTAAAAGCACATGAAAAAGAAATAGAAAAATTAAAAAAAGATATAGAGAAATTAAAGGATGCAACAAGAGATATTAAATTTGCAAATGGTAATGGGAGTCATTAGTGATAAAGTTAGTATTTGCACTGTGTTTATTTATAAATGGAGAACTTGTAGAACATAGAATACAAGATAATCTATCTACTTGTTTAAAGATGAAAAGAGAAGCAACACGTAATATGGACATGAAAAACAAACAATTTATGTGTGGTGAAGTAGAAGCGGAGCTTTACAAAAATGTCGATGGAAGCTATAGTATAGATAAAATTATTAAACCCAAATAAATGAAAGTTGTAAAAAATTTTTTACCAGAAAAAATATTAAATGATTTAATAAATTATCATAAAAATAATTTTGATTTAAATAATAATTTAAGTAAAAAACATAGAAACACAGACGTTATAATGTGTGAAACATACCTTGAAAATTTTAAAGAAATAGAGACAATTTTAAATAATTTTATTAAAAAAATAAACAAAAATTATGTAGTAAATTATTTTCATTTAGTTAAATGGCCTTGTGGTGAATCACAAAAAGAACACTTTGATTTTGAATATCATCCATATACAACTATATTATATTTAAATGATGATTTTGAAGGTGGAGAAACTGTAGTGGAACATAAACATATTATTCCTGAAAAAAATAAGTTAGTGGGATTTGAAGGAAATAAAATAATACATAAAGTTAATGAAATTAAAAAAGGATCAAGGTATACTTTATCTTGTTGGTATAGATATGAATCTGTCTCGTAATTTTACTCTTCAAGAATTAATTAAATCGGATACAGCCATCCGTTTAAATATTGATAACAATCCTAATGGCGATCAGATTGATAAGTTAAAACAACTATGTGAAAATGTATTGCAGCCGGTACGTGATCAATTCGGTAGAGTGAAGGTTACATCAGGCTTCAGGGCTCCGGAATTATGTAGAGCAATCGGTAGTAGTGAGAACTCGCAGCATGCTAAAGCAGAAGCTGCTGATTTTGAATGTATTGGAACCGATAATGCAGAACTCGCAGATTGGATACATAAGAATCTTGAGACAGATCAGCTGATTTTAGAATTTTATACGCCAGGTGAGCCTAACTCGGGATGGATACATGCCAGTTACATACCATATCAACCAAGAAGACAATTCTTACATGCGTATAGAGAAGATAAGAAAGTAAAATATAAACCAATAATAGGAAAGGCAGTAGATTTAATATAAGAAAGATTAATGAGAAAGATATTAGGAGTTAATATTTCACATAACGTTTCGTGCGCTTATTTTAAAAATAATATTTTAAAAGAATATTATGAAGAAGATAGGTTCAACAAAATAAAAAACTACCAACCTGAATCTTTTGAGTTAGGTGATTATACATATGAATATCAAATGTTAAAAAAATTTGAAAACATAACATTTGATGTTGTGGTATTTTCTTCTTTTGACAGAGGTTTTTTACAAATAGAACTACCAATAATTAAACACATATTAAAACAAGTTAAATATAAAAAATATTATTTTGATATTAATAATCATCACATTTATCATGCAGTTTGTGGACATTACTTCAGTAAATTTGATGAGGCAGTGGCTTTAGTTTCTGATGGAGGAGGAGAAATTATTTCTTTTCCTTTTTTTAGAGCTATACAAAGTATATTTTTAATAAACAAAAAAGAAGTAATATCTAAATATAAATATTTTTCTAACAATAAATTGGATTATTTTGATAATTTTGTTCCGATTGAAAAATATGTAAAAAAAAATAAAGATATAAAAATAGATCACGTACTAAGTAATAAACTTAGATCTGGACTTAGATACATTTACTATTTAAATAAAGCAGGTTTTGATGAAGGAAATGAAGGTCAAATGATGGGAATAGCTGCATATAAAAATAAAAATACAGATATATCTAAAGAAGTCTTAGAAATAGCAAACAAAGCTCAAGAAGAAACATTACAAGAAACAATAGAATTAGTGGAGAAAGTAAAAGAATATAGTGATTGTAAAAATATAATACTTTCAGGAGGTTATCATATGAATTGTTCTAACAATTTTAAATTGGTAAAACATTTTCCTGAATATAAATTTTTTGTAGATCCAATTGCTTATGATGGAGGAACTGCAGTAGGAGCTGCTTTATATTATGAAAATTATTTATAATAAAGAAGAGGCTGTAAATTTATTATTGCAACAAGAATTAATTGTAATATTTCAAGGCCACTCTGAATGGGGCGCTCGTGCTTTAGGTAATCGTTCAATGCTATTTGATCCTAGAAATAAAAATGCAAAAGAAATAGTTAACAAAATAAAAGGTAGACAGTGGTGGAGACCTACTGCTGCTACAATACTTTACGAATACAGAAATGATTATTTAAATATGCATACGTTAGACGAATCACCTTACATGACCTTTGCAATTGATGCTAAACAAAAAGCAATTGATGAAGTCTCAGCGTGTGTGCATGTTGATAACACTTGTAGATTTCAAACCTTAAAACGTGAACAAAATCCTAATTATTATGATTTAATAAATTTATTTTATGAAAAAACAGGTGTGCCTATATTACTTAATACATCCTTTAATTTAAAAGGTTATCCAATAGTTGAAACATTTGATGATGCAATATTGACTTTACAAAATAGCCAGATAAACTATTTATATACACCATGAGCACTAAATTTAAAATGTTTAATAAAATAGATACCGTTCATGGTGTTTGTGAAGAGTGTCAAGAAGATACTATATTAGTTGCAATCGTTTCAGATTTTTATAGATGTACTAATTGTGGTCATGATACAAAACAACATATAAATGGTAGAATACGATATATGTCTTTAACTGAAAGTGATAAAGAATTTATAAAACAAAATGTTTATAGAGATAAATAATTTTTTAGACGCTTCATCTTGTGATGAAATTATAGAAAGATGCAGTTCATTTATTAATCGTGATGAACTAGGTATAGAATATAATCGTCAAGGAAACAGTGTAAACACCATAGAACATGAAGAATTAAAAGATTTAGATAAAAAAATATTTGATAGAATTAATCTTTTTGTAACTAAAAGATTAAATTATAGTTTTACTTTAGGTGGTATAAAACTTAAAGACACTGGGTATTCTTTTCATAGATATGAAAATGGAGACAGATTATTTACACATTCTGATGGAGTTTTTACGAATGAAAATGATGAAGTTTTTAATCCTAGAATTTTATCTTTAACCGTAAATTTAACAACTAATGAAAATGCAGATTTAATTTTTCCAAGACATAATAAATCAATAAAATCTGAAAAAGGTAAATTAGTAGCTTTTTTACCTCATTCATGTTATGAACATTATATGAATAATAATTCAGGGAAAAATAGAGATGTATTAGTTACTTGGTTAGTTGATTCATCAATTGAATGTAAGAAAATAAATAATGGCTAAGAAATTTAAAGATCATGTGGTAAGAGACAAGCCTAAGAAAAGAGGCAGCCGTCAACATAAAAAATCATTAAATAAAAATGAAAAAAGACAAAAAAGAACTCGAAGATACAAGGGGCAAGGTAAGGGTTAAATCCTTATTCCCTAATTTAATTGCCATTAAAAATTTAGATTTATCTAATTTAAAAATAATTGGTAAAAAATTTAAAAAAACTTTTGAGTCAAAAATAAAAACTACTATAAAAGGTGATACATTATTTAATAAAAATTCAATAAATTATTTAAATATAGAATTAACAGAAACCCTTGGTTATTTATTGAAACCTTATTGTAAAAATTTTGTATTTAATGTTACTGGTATTTGGATAAACAAATATGGTAAAAATGATTATCAAGGAAGCCATATTCATCCATCTGATTTTTCATTTATAATATATTACAAAACAGATGAGTCTTACACAGTGTTTAATTCACCCGTAAAAAATTTATTGGAAAGTATTGATAGTAAAATTTTTAATAACGATTATGAACCTAATTTAAAACAAGGAGACATGATAGTTTTTCCTTCTTATCTTGAACACTGGGTAAGGCCAAATAGTGGTAATACCACGATTGCAGGTAATATAAAAATTGTTGATATGAAAAATGTTTGAAATAAATAATTTACAACAACTTAGTAAAAATAATTTTTGTTATGAAATGAAAAATTTTTACAAAAATCCAGATGAAGTTTGTGATGTATTACATAAAGAAAAACCTTATATACATAAATGGGAAGAAAAAAATTCTTTAAATACTGTTGATTTTATTGACTGTAGACATAATTTTATTTCTAACGAATTCAAAGAAACAGAAAAAAAGATTTATAAATTTTTAAAAAAAGATGATCAACATGTTCAAGGTTTAGTAACAACTAATTTTATAAAATTTTTTAATTTAAAAGATGAATATAAAAATAATTTTTGGTGGCCTCATATAGATGACCAAAGTTATAATTGTATAATATATTTAAATAAAGATGGATGTGATGGAACTAACATATATGCTCAACTAAAAGAGAACCAAGGAACAGAACATTCTAATCCTTGGCAAAGGAAAGATAAATATAAATTAATGCAAAACATTAAATCAGAATATAATAAATTAGTTATATTTAGATCAAACTTATTTCATGGTTTAGCTTACAATGAACATAAATTTCAAAATATATTTAGAAAAAACCAGGTTATTTTTATATGAATGATAAAGAAATGAGAGTAATAACAAATAAAGCTGATGAGTTAGCGAGGCAGTATAACAAGACTAAGGATCCAGGCCTCAGGGAACAGTGGTTTAACTTGTTGAAGCAGATTCCTCAGGAACCTTTGGATTATCCGTCTTCTCGCACATAAATTTAGGATAAAGTTCCATAGTATTTACCACATCTTGTGTAAATAATTTATTATCAAACAATATAGAGTAGGACTCACCGAGTCCTTTTTGTACGCACTCTCCATGTGTATTATAAAATCTATCATACTTATGTTTTTCAAAAGGCACTTCAGCACAGTTTTGTGAAACTACTGAACAAATGTATATTGTGAGAAAAAATTTCATTGACAATCTTGTGAAAAAATATAATTATCCTATATTGTTATTTATAAATAAT